AACTAGGACCACTTGCTGCAGCACGGTTAAAGCGCACTTTACCCTTGGAAAATTCGTCTTCTTTGCGGGTTAAGTCGTGTTCCCATGCTTTGGCTTCTATAAATGAATCTTCATTAGCTGTTAGCAAAAATAGGTTTGGCAGTATTGCGCCAATTAATACTTTGTTAACTATCCATGTTGCAGGCTTGGCGACAATGGCTGTGATCACGCGCCAGAATGGTGAGTAAGGTGAGTCATTAGCAATAATGCTGCCCTCTGCTTCCACGTCTTGTTTAAACAATGCTTTCCAGCCATCTTCTGTGGTTGGTATGCCTGCAGCCTCTACAATTTTTGCAAAGTCGATTGTTGGCACATCTATTTTTTCAGCCATTAACTTGCTCCTGTAGTGGTTTGGATTATTGACGACGAAATAGGCCCAAAGTTAATGGTGTCGGCATATACCCACCATTGGCCTAATGACACTTGTTCAACGCGCACTGTGCCTGGCATGATGCGAACGTCATCCTCTACTAATAATTTGATTTTTATTTGGGTGTCTGCGGTGATACCTGTTCCGCGATCGCTCACTAAAAGATGTGCTAAGCCGGTGTCTAAAATGGCATGCACTATGTCTTGGGCGATTACGGCTCGGTCAGTTAAGTAAGTTGGCGTTAATCCGGCATCTAGTACCACGTCACCATTATTAATGTGCAAATCAATAAATAGACTCATGCGTGCATCTCCAAGTAAGCAGGAATGTTCACGTTATCGCCTTTGGCTGGATACACGTTGACGGTGCCAACGTTGGTTGATTTTTGTTGGTTGGCCGTTGATAGGTTTTGGGTAATACCACCGCGATCAACACGGGTTTGAATTGGTGCTATTGCGGCAACGCTTGGGATATTAGCGCTCGATATGTTGGCATCAATATCAACACCTGGGATCATGTTTAGCTTGTCGATAATCCAATTCATGGTGTCATTAAAAATGGCTTTAACTCCGCCCCACACTGTGGCGAAAATTCCCGTAATGGCATTAAGCCAACCCCAATCAGACATTGCAGCTTTTAGGTCGTCCCAGTAATAAATTAATGCACCAACGGCGATAATTGCTGCAGCAATCCCCGCGACAATTAAGCCTATTGGGTTGGCATACATGGCAATGTTTACTGCTAGCATAACCCCGCGCAAAGCACTTAATCCTGTGGTGAGTCCTGCATTAATGCCAGCCCACACCATGGCGGCTACGCCCCACGCAACCATCACCATTTGTCCTGCACCCATGGTTAAGGTAAATAGACCACCTGCAGCAACTAAACCTAGCAGGCCTATTGCGGCATAGCCCATGTATTTAGTCAGTTCTGGGTATAGCTGAGTAAACGCCATCACATCGCGGCCCATGTCAGCAATCCAACCAACAAAGCTATTAAATGCAGGCAAGACTGCGGTGCCAACGGCGGCGCGGATCACGTACCAACTTTGGGCTAGTCGTTCGCTTTGGTCTGTCATGTCTGCGGCCATAATTTCGGCTTGTTTCATGCCTTTAACTTTGCCCAAACTTTCAATTGAACCGTGTAGGCCGTTAATGTCGTTCAGCAATAACTTGACCATTGATACGGCTTCTTGCGAACCGAACGCGGTAGCTAAAGCATCACCTTCAGCCACGTCGATCACGTCACCGTATTTACCTTTTATCTTATTAAGAATATCGACAATGGGTAACATGGTGCCGTTCGCGTCGGTAAATTGCAGGTTAAGCGCTTTTTGTGCTTTACCTACACCCGCTAAAAATGATCTGTATTTTGTCGCTGACTCACTGCCCTGCATGGTGGCTTGCAGTGTGCCCATAATTGCCATTTGTTCTTCAAGTGGTGCAAGCCCTGCCGAGGCGCCCAATGCGCCAAAGGCATCAGCCATTTTTTTACCGTCAGTTTTAAAGGCTTTTACCGCCGTTGCTGTCATGCCTGTTAAGCGTTCAACCCATGCACCTTTACCCATTTGCATGGCATCATTTTTAAAGATGCCGTACATGGTACCCATATAACTGGTTACCGTTGCCGCATCGGCTTTAGTCGCTGCGGCCAATACGTTACTGGATAAGGTAAACGCGGATAAATCGGCGTCATTTAACCCGGCAATAGCCGATTGAATGTCATAGCTAGACTTAACAAACTCAGTGGATGACTTGCCATATTTAAGCGCGTACTTGTATGACGTATAAGTGAGCATTTTCAATGCTGACTCTCGCACACCCAAGGATTTAACCTCACCCAGTGCACGGTCCATTTCAATGGCTGGCATTAGTGCTTTTTGCAGTGCATACCCACTGGCCGCAATGCCGCCAATACCGGAGGTCATTTTCATGGTTCCGGTTTGGTAGTTGGACGCTAGGCCATTAAATTGCTGGCTGATTTTGGCAATCGGCTTAGTAATTTGGTCTATTAATCCAACTGTAAACATTAACGGTGCTGGTAAGCTCATGCTATTCCTTTCGACCTGTTTTACTTACCACCAAACGCCTTACATACGGCGTTGGTGACAATGGCTTCTAAATCTTCGCGCTGTCTGGTGAGTAACCAAGCTGCACGGGCAATGCTTATTTCGCTGTCATCTTCGTAGGGCAATAAATAGCGACGCATTGTGAGTAATTGCTCAAGCTGGTTGTTGCCTATGGCGTCAACCAGCGCATTTATTTTTTTACGCTAATGGCAATCGACGGCGCGAACTCCTGAGTAAGCAAACCTGCAATTTGCAGTGCAGCACCAGCTGAATTGTCTAAAATGCCGCGCAGCTATGCTTTTTGTTCAGCATCATCCTACCGCATATCGAGGTTGTGGGCTGGGGCCATTTTGTTGTCTGGCATAATTTCATTCATATAACTGTTGTAATCGTCGGTAGTCATGGTGAAACCAATGGTTGATGCGGCGATTGCTAATGTGATTTTCTTTTTCATGCTGCTTTGTCCTTGTTGGTGAGTAATTGTTTTAGATTGTCGAATCCGGCTTGCATCTGGCGTTCCATTCGGTCGCCAAGATCTTTCACGTCATTTTTGGTGGCGTAGTTTTCGGCAACATGGGTTTTATGGTTGCTCAGTTCGTTACTGGTTTTATGCGCCACATTGTTTAAATAGGCGATTAACGGCACGGCGATAGTGAGTAATACCCCAACAATGCCAACGATAACCAATAACCAATTTGTTAATTCCATGCGTTACACCTCTTTGATTGCTGGGCTTTGCGCATTGCCCTTATTCAGCAGTCCCATCATCTTGTCTTTGTCGCTGGACTCTTTGGTTGAGCTCACCCAGTACGTCACCGCTCCCGCCACTAAGGTGAATAAATTGCCCACCAAATACACAATCAAATCTCGGTTACCTTCAATCACTGGGCCGTAAAATAATGCCCATAACACGGCGGCAAATAACCCAAGCAACACAAGTGTTAAGGTTGCTGGCATCCAATGGTCTTTGTGTTCACTTCTGGCGTTTTGGCGATCAGCTAAATCAGCTTTGTATTCATCTAATGCAATGCGTTGTAGCTCAATGTTGGCTTGGCGAATTTGCTCACGTTCTTGTGCTGCCCACTCTTGCAGTTTTAAGGCTGCATTTGGGTCATTACGCAAAGCGGCTTGTACGGCTTCTGGGGTATTTTCGGTACCCAATGCACCCGCAATTTGACTGCCAATACTGACAGCCAAACCAATAGGTCCACCCAGTAACGGGGCGACTGCTCCAGCTATGGTGCCAACGGTTCCGCTAATTGATTTCCAGTCCATGTTACATTCCCGCCATGTCTAAATAGTTCGCTTCACGATTTCGCCTGCTGTGGTATCGGTCGCCAAAATCACGTAATTCGATAGCCATTTGCTGCCAGTTCTGTTGCGTAGCGGCTCGCCAAAAGTTAGGGCAGCGACGCGCTAAATTGCCGTACTGAAACGCCACTGACGCTATTACGGTTTGCTGTTGCTCTTTTAGTTGCTCAAAAGGCAATGCAGAATCTCGGTTGTATCTATGCTGCAGCTGTTCAAGCAATTGACTTTTTACACACAGGTCAATCATGTGTGCTTCATCTGCCGAGATTGATAGCGGCGCATCATGTAAGGCTTGCACCGCCGATTGTTGAGTTAATCCACAATATTTAGCTAACTTCTGCACTAATGGTTGTGGTAAAAACGTTTGCAAATCATCAGTTGATCGCTGGCCAAGATCAAAGCCAGTGGCAATAGTGACGCCCGATTTTGAATGCACAGGATCCGGCACGTATCCGGTGCATGTTGGGCCACCTTCTAATCCAGAAATAAAGCCAAAATTTACTTTTGTTTTATTCATCACTTCTACTCACTTAATGTTTGCACTCAACACACAACTGCACACCCGGTAAGATCTGGCGGCGCTTTTCAGGTATTGTGATGTTGCATTTAATACACTGTGTTGCGCTTGGCCGACTCGGCGGCATGGTTCGCTTGGCTAAAAAGGCTTTTTCAAGGCGTTCTTGCTTAATGCCTGCTCTGTCGGCGTCATCCATTCGTTATCGACTCTCTATTAACTGCTTGGCCTACTGCGTAATGTTTTCGATTTCGTCAGGGCGTAAGTAAGGCACCCCGTCGATATGCACAAAGTCAGGGTCGGTTACATCAAACGGAATTTTAAATAACGAGGCTTGACCGCCTTTTTTGTCGATGTCCAAAATGTCGCTTAACTTAATGCGGCATCCAAAGGCTTCAACTTTCATTTCATCTTTGGCCGTTTTGGCGTAAAACATGAT